GCGAAACGTATGATTTCAACAACGGCAACGACACGATGGATACGCTCGTGATGCGTATCGAGGATGCAATCAACAAGGACAACAAGCGATGAAAGAGTACGACATTCCGCAGACGGACAACGGCAAGTTGTGGTTTATCTTGGACATGTGGAACAAGGCGATGGACGATCCCTTCCTGACGGACGGTGAGTTCATTGACGAGATGGACGACCTGATCCACCACATTCACACCGTCCTGAATAACGAGGCCAAGGACATGATCAACAAGGAGACCCAGTAATGGACGCACAAACTCTGGTCAGCATGTTGTACAATCGTTGGATGTTGTTGATGACTGACACCAGTCTCTCACACGAGGAGGTTCTCAAGCACTACGACGATTTCATGGACGCAATGTACAACACTACGCAGTGGCGTAAGTGTGGCATGTGTGAACGGCCCTACCCGGCCAAGGAGAATGTATGATTCGCAAGTCAGGTAAGAAGTACAAGGTTGTCTCAAAGTCAGGGCGTACGCTGGGTACGCACACCACCCGTAAGGCGGCACTGAAGCAACTTGGTGCGGTCGAGGCAAGCAAGGCACGCAGAAAGAAAGGCAAGAAATGATTGACGTAAAGCAAATCCTGTTGGACGAGTTCGCTAAGAAGTTGGTTGAGGTTTCGGTCGAGAACGTCAAGTTGGAGGACGAGATCAAGGCACTCAAAGAGTTGCTGATCAAGTCGCAGAACGATGTCACCTACTGGCGTGAGACTTATTACGATGTCCGCAATCTGATCATGCGTGATCCCGGGGAGATTTACTAATGGCAAAGAAGAAGCGCAAGCGTGGTCCTAACCTGAGTGTTGGTCGTGGCGAGAAGTTGCCTGTGTCCAAGGGTGCAGGGCTGACGGCCAAGGGCCGGGCCAAGTACAACCGTGCCACAGGCTCCAACCTGCAAGCACCGACCAAGGACAAGAACAACCCGAGGCACAAGTCATTCTGTGCCAGGTCAAGGTCATGGAAGGGCGAGCGCGGTAAGGCGGCCCGTAAGAGATGGGGGTGTTGAATGAAGGCGAAGTACTACCTTGTGTTTGGTGACGCTAATAAGACAAAGGCGTGGGGTGTGCTTGCCGTCAAGCACCGGAACCGTGGCATCCACCACGAGTACCGTATCAACCCCAATGTGGTCGAGTGGACAGTGGCACACGGTAGGGTGACTTCGGTTCGGTGTGATTCGGATGTCGCACTGATCAAGTCACAGGGACTCAGGTACGAAACGATTGACATCGGAGTGCCTGAGAACTGTGTTACTCCACACTTTTTGCACAGAAGATGTAAACCCATAGGAAGTCAGGAGTTAGGTGCAGTGTTGATGGTGAGCAATTGTTCAAAACTTGTGGAATGGTTACAGCCGGAGTTGTACACGGAGTGTCCCATCGGGAACATCTACCACCCTGACTACCCTGCGAGTTGAAATATCGAGTGCGCTTTCGACCCACTAGAGTATATCTTATAGTGTATACATTGTAGTATACTTACTGATATACACTAATAACTATATACTAATACCTTGTATACACTAAAGAGGTCTGTATGTAGCACATATATCGGAGTGGTTATGTTGGACGATTCACTAGAGAAGTTGATTATGTCGCCTGAATACTGGGAGTATGTCTTAATGACAATGGAAGAAGACTCTGTTTCAGTAGAGGCACACAACTTCACTGATGTAGACGTAAACCAAAATGAAATTATTGATCCACAAAGTCTTTGATTGTTAGAAAGGATTTAGATTATGTCATCTCAAACTGGTTATGATGTTACTCACAGTATTCCTGATCAACCTGGATTTGATCCGGGTGTTGTAATCTTTGATTCAGAAGCAGACGGATATCCTCCTGCTCCTGCTATGCGCTTTCAAGTTGTGCCTGGAGTTACTGAGAGTTGTTTCATTCACATCGACGGCTTCCACGAGAAGCCTGATCCCAATACTCCCTCCTCGTGGGAGAAGACACTTGTTCGATGGGATATTCCTGTTGACATCGTGTTCCGTAACCCCTCTAACCCTTCGATGGGATACATCTCCAAGGTCACTGCGTGGTCCGCAGATGGCAGTGCAGGTTTGAACTGGACTCCCCTCGTTCGCTATTGATCGGAGGTACTAGTGCCGAAAGTTTATAACAGGTCTGTTCTGAAGAACATCGTTGACAAGGCATCCAGTCAGCGTGTTGATATCGTTGGCATCTACAACTCAGAAGGTCTACAGGGTGGCAACGGCTGGGACACAGCCGTACAAGAAAGCCTGAACCCTACATTCGGTGTGTACGGTACTGCAGTCTATTCGTTTCTTGAGAACAAGGCGTTGGGTGCTGGCGTTGGCTACTGGGACTCAACAACCACAAGCAAGGTCGTGCAGTACATCGCCAACTCCGGACTTGGAACCGCAACAGGCGGACAAGTCACCACTGCGGCGGCTCACCTGCTTCAACACATGAACTGGTCGTCAGCACCGAGTGCCGATGTCGGCCCCGTGTGGCCCTTGCATGTGACTGCCGCACAGAGTTTGACTACACCTACGGGATTGCAGATCAACGAGTCGTCCATCATCCCTGTGAATGATGCACTCACCTTCAACTTCTGGGGTGTCAACAACGATCCAGAAACAGGCGGCTCGATCAAGCCGATCATTCGCCGAGCCAACTCACCGTTCACATCGCTGTACAACTTTCCGACCATCGGATATCTTGGTACGGCAGGCTCGATCCGAAAGACAACCTACAATCTTGCGGCGGCCACGAGAAACTATCCGATTGAGTTTCGTACTCACGAAGGATGGAATCCTGCCACAATGTCTGGCCCGTTGTTCCTGACCTACATGCGTGTGGCACGAACAAACACAACCAGCGGCATCGCCATGAGTCCGTTCTACTCGATGGGTGGACGCTCTGCGTACGACATGTACATGGTACTCAATGCGTTTCCGACCACATCGTGGAACCACTACTTCGATGTGTTGACTGAGTACCAAGGTGTCGATAAAGCACAGCACACTGCGGTGTTTGATATCTATGAAGGCTCAAACCAGACTACAGAAACAAACGTGGCCGCAGGCGCACCCGTGCAGGGAACTCCGGCCCACGTCAACAACTACGTTTGGTACATGCAACAACTTGTTGCGATCATCGAAGCCAAGTGGACGGCATCTGGTCGTGATGTCAACAACATTGCGTTCCGCATGACATGTTCTCACCCGGTCAATGCACCTGCAACAGAGTCTCCGCTGATCACCTACCGTGCGGCCCTCAAGAGTCAACTTCGATTCAACGCTGAGGAACAGCGTGTGTGCTTGGTTGACTACTCCGAGATCACCACGCTTGGTGACATGGTTACGGCAGGTTACTTCAGCGATACGATCCACCTGACACGAGCAGGATACATCGCTCTCGACGCAATGTCGTGGTCCGAAATCCTCGCGGCTTCCAACACGGTGGCTAGACCAGGTATTGCCTCGCCCGTCAGTGTATTCAACATTGACGATTTCATTTGACAACATACCCCGGATGTATACCATCCGGGGTTTATTTCACAGGAGTGTAAGATGCCGAAGAAGCAAACGAAGATGGATACTCCCCTTGAATGGGCGACCTTTGACGAACTGTGTGAAGAGATCCAACGTCGAAGCAAAGAGTTTGCCATGGTCGCCTTGGTTCCTGACACCAAGGAAGGCGGAGTCGAAACCAAACTTAGGTTCAGCGGATCTGAAGGCAACGCCATCCTGTTGTTGCAACACGCCGAAGCCTGTTGCATGGCGATGTACGAGATGCGCCTGTTCGGTCAACCGAGGATCAAAGATGACGACTAATAAAGAAATCAAGGAAGCAAACGAGCGTTCGCTGAAATACATGGCGGAGACCTATGCACTGGTGAATGACATCAAACGCAACATACCTGACTGGCGGTCACGCCTGTCACCGAACACCGTGAAGTTGATCAAATCAATCAAGGAGAGCAAGTGATATTCGATACTCACTCCAAGGAAACGAAGGACTGGTTGTTCGTCTCTCAGAAAGAATTGGAGATCGAGTCCATTGATCGCGGTGTCTCAAGATACCGTGAGTTGGTGGCACGCAAGAAGCAAGGCGAGAAGCCTGGTGATCTGAAACTGATGAGTCGATGGATGCCGTACTTGATCAAGGCCATCGAACTTGAACAACAGCAGATTGAAGATCGTCTGCTGAGTGGACAGATCCGATCCAACGACAGCCACGAGTTGATGATGCTGTCGATGGACCCTGATAAACTTGCGTACATCACGCTTGTGTCGCTGTTTCATGTGGCACAGAAACCCAACGACTGTCCCGTGCTGACGGCGGCGTTGTATGTTTCATCGAACGTCAAGTTGCAGAAGTATCTTGACACGATGCGTAAACAAGATCGAGACGTTCTCACGATGCTGATGTCGAAGCGCAAGCGTATCGACAAGGCATCCATCCAGATGTGCAAGCGCAAGATGGGCATCGCTAACATCGAGTGGCCCAAGCGCAGGCGCATCGAACTCGGAGCCGCACTGATCGGGCTTGCCGTCGAATGCACGGACATGTTTGACATCGTGTATGTCAAGTCAACCGAGCGTGGCAACGGTGGCCGGACGGCAGGCTTCGGATACAAGACCACGAAGCACATTGTCCTCAAGCCCAAGACACGACAGATGATGGAGAAATACCATCTCGACATGGAGACCATGAATCCCTACGGTCTTCCGATGGTCGTTCCTCCGAACCCTTGGACAGCCGAGGGAAGCGGCGGATACCTGTGCCTCAAGAACACGGTAGTCAAGGGGACATTCGAGCAGATGATCACGAAGCCGTCACCGCAACTGATGGAGGCGTTGAACATCTGCCAGAACACCGAGTGGCGCATCAACAAACGCGTGGCCGATGTGATGCAGGCCGTGTGGGAGGCGGGCGGAGACAAGGCCGGAATCCCTGGCCGTGAACTGAAGAAGATTCCGCCCAAGCCCAAGGGCTTCAACCCCAAGGCCAAGCGCAAGAAGCGATGGGAGTCAGTGTCCAAGGAAGACAAGGACCGTTGGCTTGCCGATGCCGAGGCGATCCACGACTGGAACAACAAGACCATCGGGTTGCGCTATCAGATGCTGTTCAAGTTAGACATCGCCCGACGATTCGCTAAGTACCCGGCCATCTACTTCCCCTACCAAGTCGATTGGCGTGGCCGTGCGTACCCCATCCCGGCGTTCGTACACCCTCAAGCCGACGACTCAGGCCGTGCGCTGTTAGAGTTTGCCCAGCCCATTGCGCTCGGGCATTGGGGATTCTACTGGTTGGCCGTGCATGTGGCTAACCTGTTGGGTGCGGACAAAGACAGCCTCGAAGGTCGCCTGCGAGTTGTCAAAGACATGTGCGCTTGTGACCAACTACAGCGGTGGGCAAGAGACCCGCTTACCCACAAGGAGTGGATGGACTATGAAGACCCGTTCAAACTGCTGGCCGCCGTCATGGAGTTCGTGGAATGTATCACCGTCCATGGTGTGCCTGGGGATTGGTCTCGGGCTGGCCTGGAGTCTTATGCCAAGACATTCCAGTCCCGTACTCCTGTGGCTATGGACGGAAGTTGTAACGGCCTACAACACTACTCGGCAATCGGCCTTGATCCTGTGGGTGGTCGGGCTACCAATCTGGTGCATGGCGATAAACCACAAGACATCTATTCGATGGTTGCTGATGTCGTCAATGCCACCATCGAGCAGGACTGCAAACTGACCGAGGACCAGACCATGCCGTGTTGGGCGTGGCGCGGCCATGTGTCACGCAAGACCGTCAAGCGTGCCGTGATGACCACACCATACGGTGTGACTAAGCAAGGCATCCTGAGGCAGTTCATTCAGGACCGCCACACGGACGGCTTGCAAGGCATGGCCTACAAGAACGCCAACTACCTAAAGCAGGTCGTGTACGATGCGGTGTCACAGGTTGTCGTGGCCGCACGACAGTACATGGACTGGCTACAGAATGTGGCCAAGATCCTTGGCGAACACGGTCTGCCTGTCGAGTGGCAAACTCCTGCAGGATTCATCGTGTCCCAAGCCTACACGTCGAAGAACCGCCGACAGGTGTATACCGCTGTCGGCAACATCGACTACAAGGTGTCGGACGACGACCCCGACATTGTTATCACCAAGCAGGTTCGCGGTGTTGCGCCAAACGTGGTTCACTCGCTTGACGCAAGCCACCTGTTCCTGACGATCTTGGCTCTGCAGAAGAAAGGCATCAGTAACTTCGGGCCTGTGCATGATTCGTACGCCGTTCACGCTGGCTTCGTCGCCACGATGAACTACGAGATCCGTCATCAGTTTGTGCAGATGCACAAGCAATCCGTGTTGGAGACCATGAAGACGTATCTCGAAAGCAAGTACGGTATTGCGCTTCCCTCTTTGCCACCTCGTGGCAGTTTGGATTTGTATGAAGTCTACCAGTCAGAATATTTCTTTCATTGACAACCGTCTTGCTGACAAGGCGGTGGTCTTGTCACGCTCGATCTTGGACATCATGGAACAGTACGACATCTCGAATGACGCACAACTCAAGACTTTGAAGACGATGTGCGAAGACATCCAGATGTTGTATGCCGAGCGTTGTCTCAACCTTGTTCGCAAGTCAGACAACTATCAGGCCGGAACATTCGTGAAAGGATGATATGATCAAGGTACTTGACCATGGGTTTGTGGAACTGGTTGATCAGATGGGCAACGACGATACCGTTGTCGATGCGGCACGAGTGTCGTACGGCAAGGGAACGAAGTCCGTGTCTGACAATCGAACATTGCTCAGGTATCTCATGCGGCATGGTCACACATCGCCGTTTGAAATGGTGGAGTTTGTGTTTCATGTGAAGTTGCCGTTGTTCATCGCACGGCAATGGGTGCGTCACCGTACCGCATCACTGAATGAAGTGTCGGCTCGATACTCGGATATGGGGGATGTCGAGTTCTATCAGCCGGACTTCCGTCTGCAGTCAATGACGAACAAACAATGCTCGACAGATGAGCGTGTGTCAGAAGAAACAATGGACCGACTGACACACCTGTACAATGACGCAACACAGAAAGCGGTTCATGCGTACCGTGAAGCGTTAGACGCAGGAGTAGCCCGAGAAGTTGCACGAACAATCCTGCCCGTGTCGATGTACACGGAATGGATCTGGAAGTGCGATCTTCATAACCTGCTCAACTTCATTGAGAAGCGTTCACACCCGAACGCTCAGTACGAAATCGTCCAGTACGCCAACGCAATCTACGACATAATCAAACCGATTGTGCCGCACACGATTGAGGCGTACGAGGACTATCGGAAGAACTCCATCAGGCTGACCGCACTTGAGTGCGATGTCCTGAAGGAGTCTGTTGTCGGTACTGTCACACTCATAGATACCAACAACAAGAGAGAGCAAGATGAGTGGATCTCCAAGAGAAAGGCTTTGTTTGTACGGGCCTAAGAATCAAGCGTGTTTGGAAATCGGCGGTGCAAAGCATCGTCTCCCTGGTGAGTCATTCGTTGAAGCCAAGAAGCGTGAAGCACGTTGGTTGGCTGATGACGAGAAGCACTACGAACAATACCTCGACATCCTGTTGAACCAACGCTTCCTTGCGGCTGGTCGTATCCAATCAGGAGCAGGCCGTCCCGAGGTGACTGCATTCAATTGCTATGTGTCAGGAACGATTGCTGACTCGTTCGTTGAGGACGAGAACAACATCATGGACATGGCAAAGGAAGCGGCTACAACCATGCGTCTTGGCGGTGGTATCGGATATGACTTCGGTACACTGCGACCCAAGGGCGCACCGATCAAGAAGATCAAGTCACAGGCAGGTGGCCCTGTGTCCTTCATGCCGATCTTCGCAGGAGTCTGCAGTGCAACATCGTCGTACGGCAATCGCCGTGGCGCACAGATGGGCGTGCTTCCTGTGTGGCATCCCGACATCTTCGAGTTTGTTCATGCCAAGTGTCCTCCCGCTACGGCAGGCGCAATCATGGACGAGATGCGAAAGATCAAGGAGTCCAAGGAACCGGACGAAGGAAGGTTCTGGCAGTTGTACTCTGCGCTTCAAAGCACTTTGAAGTTGACCGAGTTCAACATCTCTGTCGGATGCACCGACAAGTTTATGGATGCCGTGACAAACGGCTGGACAAAGTTCGAGACCGAGTTCCCCAAGGGTACGCCTTACGGTGAGATTGATCCGCAGACATTGTGGGACATGATCATGCGTAACACCTGGGACTGGGCCGAGCCGGGTGTGTTGTTCTTGGACACGATCAACAATAACAACAACCTGTGGTACTGCGAGAAGATCGCCGCCACGAATCCGTGCGGAGAGCAACCGCTACCACCGTATGGCGCATGTCTGTTGGGTTCATTCAACCTGACGGCATACATCACGCTGGATCGCTGTAGCAACTATCAGTTTGACTACGAGCAATTCATCAGGGACATCCCTGTTGTCGTCCGTGCGATGGACAACGTGATTGATCGAACGACCTATCCCTTGCCACAGCAGGAAGCCGAGGCAAAGGCCAAGCGTCGAATGGGTCTTGGAGTTACAGGCGTTGCCAACGCACTCGAAGCGATGGGCCATTCGTATGGTTCAGAAAGTTTCTGCAAGCAACTTGGCAATATCCTGCAATTCCTGACGACTCACTCTTACGAAGCAAGTATCAATCTCGCAATCGAAAAGGGACAGTTCCCTGCGCTCGACCGAGATTTGTATGTGCAGTCCGGATTCTGCAAGCGTGCGCTTCCCGAGCGTCTGCGTAATGCCATCAAGAAGTACGGCATCCGCAACTCTCACCTCACCAGTATCGCTCCGACAGGTACGATCTCGTTTGCGGCTGACAACATCAGCTCGTCAATCGAGCCTGTGTATTCGTACACACAGAAGCGTTTGGTGAACACACCCGAGGGACAGATCGAAGTCGTTATTCCTGATTACGGCTTCTCTAAGTTCGGTGTGCGTGGTAAGCGTACCAAGGATGTGACCGTCGATGAACACCTCGATGTGTTGATCGTCGCCTCTCACTGGGTTGACAGTGCCGTCAGCAAGACGTGCAATGTTCCGCCCACCACCAAGTGGGAGGACTTCAAGAACATCTATATCCGAGCATGGAAGCATGGTTGCCGTGGTTGCACCACGTTCAACTCAGGGGGCATGAGAGCTGGCATCTTGAAAGATGTCGATGATGAGCTACTCGGCAGTGATGCCTCCTGTACTATTGATCCCGTAACGGGAAGGAGAAGCTGTGAATGATGAAAAGCATCTTGTTATCAGTGACTGTCATGTGACAGCAGACCAGAACCTAGACAGGTTTGATTGGTTGGCCGAGTTGATCAGAGACATCGAGCCTACTAAGATTATCTGCATAGGTGACTTTGCTTCACTTGATTCATTGTCAACACACCACAGCCCAGGCTCTAAGACGGACCACGACCTTCCGTCATTCAGAGCCGAACAAGCCGCAGTTTCTACTGCGCTTGAGAAGATGTTTAAGTACGATCCGATGTGTGATACCATCATGCTGATGGGAAACCACGAACAACGATGGGACAGATTCAAGGAACGATTCCCGAAAATCTTGGACCATGTTGACATCGAGGAATGGCTGGGGTACACTGGGTACTGGGATTTCATCCACCCTTACAAGGACTGGGCAGAGATCGACGGACTTATGTACACGCACGTTCCTCACACGATCATGGGCAAACCGATTGGCGGAGCAAACGCCTGTCGCTCGGTGGCGATGCAGTCCACCAAGTCCGTGATCTTCGGACACACGCACACGCTGAATGTGGCAACCATTCCGTTTATCAACGGCACTGGTCAGCGTATGGCGATGTCGGTTCCCGCCTTTATGAATGACGGGAATGTGGAACCTTATGCACAAGGATTGCCAACTGGTTGGGCGTACGGCGTTATGCTGATTCGCCCTCAAGGACCGGAGCGTCTCCCGTCCTATGAGTATGTTTCGATGCAAGATCTTAGGAGTGAATACGAAGTATGAAGACTGTAAACAAGAACAACAACAAGCCCGCCTCTAAGCCCGTGACCAAGCCCAAGTCTTCGGCCTACCCGATTCCGTCCTACGACGAGATCGAGGTTGCCGAGAAGGGCAAGCCTACGTTCGATCCAGCCGGATCAGTCGCAACGCCTATCGGTGTCGCACTGTGGGCGTGGGTCGGTACGAAGGCTGACACCGCATTCCAGAAGGAACCTCAGCAGAAGATCACTGTCGTGTTCGACGCAAACGAACCCGACATGGAATCCTTCACCGCTCGATTGCTTGCCTTCGAGAATGCTTACCGCAGTGCCATCGGCAAGGAGGAGGCGACCGAAGTCCGCATCATCAAGGAACCGAACGAGAAGATCGCCGCTGAGTACAACAAGCTCACAGGCGGTACGGCAGGTTCCTACATGCTGATCACCCGCAAGGCACGAGTGGACGACGAGGGCAACGCTAGCCCCGTCCCGCTGTTCGATGCCAACGCCGATTCGATGGAAGGTTCCATCTGGTCTGGCGACAAGGTTGTTGTTGAGTTCTCCCTTGGCGCATACACCTCACCGAACAAGGCCATCGGCACTGGCATCAAGCCCTACCTTCGGGCTGTGCAGTTGATCGAGGAAGGCCCCAACCGTGAGGGAGGCACTGGTGGCGGAGTCGGCAAGGCTTTCAAGAGCCGAGGCACTCCGACGAAGCCCGCCGCCAAGGAAGAGGATAGCGTCGAGGAATCTTCTGATGATATCCCCTTCTAATGTTTGGATTGATTGGAATCCAAACACGATGTTTACCCTGTGGATTCCCCACTCTCCCGTCCCAGCCAGTCGGCCTCGGGTCGGGAGATGGGGAGCCTACTATACAGGGGCCTACGAAAAGTACCGTAAGGAGATGCCTGACTTCATCGAGGACATCCTTGTTGAAGAAGGCATCAACAAACCGTTGTTCGTGAATCAGCCGATTGTCATTCGCATGGCTTTCATTCTTGATAAGCCGAGAACAACCACGCTGTCGTATCCTGATTGTGATATCGACAACCTGGAGAAAGCGATCTACGATCAGCTAACAAGTCTGTTGTGGGACGACGATTCACGAATTGTCAAGCACGAAGTACACAAACGGTGGTCCAGTGAGGACTGTCCACCGGGTGTGTTCATGCAAGTAGGAACCAATGGCGAAGCCTTCAAGAAAGAGACCAAACGGCAAGCAAGTCGGAAGAGAGCCGTGTCCGCAGTGTCGTCAAAACGGACGAGACGAAAGCGGTAACAACCTTGTTCTCTTCGATAACGACAGTACATACTGCTTTGCCTGTGGGTACACTGAATACAAACGAGGAGAAGCGGTGGTAAGAGAAGAACAACCTGAGCAAGAAACCGAAGTCAAACAATCCAAGTTAGTCACGCCAGAACTGAAGGCCATCCCCACACGCAATCTGCGTGAGGCGACATGTGCCAAGTTCGGATACGGTGTCGTCAAGAAGAACGGTGTGCTGTACCATGTCGCTCCTTATACCGTCAAGGGTGAGGTAGTGGCTCAGAAGATTAGATCTCCTGACAAGAAGTTTCGATGGATCGGCGCACCGAAAGGTGTCGAACTGTTTGGTCAGCATCTGTGGAAGGCCGGAGGCAAGCGTCTGATTATCACCGAAGGTGAGATCGACGCACTGTCTGTCTCACAGGTGCAGGACAACAAGTGGCCTGTCGTGTCCGTTCCCAACGGTGCGGCAGGCGCAGAGGAATCCGTGCGTCTCCAACTGGAGTACGTCAGTTCCTTCGAGCGTGTTGACATCTGCTTCGACAGCGACGATGCGGGACGCAAGGCCGCCATTGCGGTAGCCCTGCTGTTGCCTCCAGGCAAAGCCCACATCACACACCTGTCGAAGAAAGATCCCAACGAGTACCTGAAAGAAGGTCTCGATCAGGATCTGCGTACGGCACTGTGGAACTCACAACCGTACCGTCCTGACGGCATCATCAGCGTGACCGATGTCAAGGCTGATGACTCCGTGGTAACAGAGATCATGGACTATCCGTGGGCCTGTCACACTACGGCACTGTTCGGTAGACGCTTTGGTGAGTTGTGTATCCATACGAGTGGATCGGGCATGGGTAAGTCAACCGTCATGCGTGAGATGGTCCACTACGACATCTACGCAGGCAACCGACCCGGCCTGATGTTCTTGGAAGAGAACGCAACTCAGACTGTTCAGTCTCTTATCTCGTTGGAACTGAACAAACCTGTCCGTAAGATTCTTGCGGCTAGAGCGGTCAATGCTAGTCGTCTCAAGTCAGGCAAGAAGGCTATCCCCTTCGATGTCAAAGACGACTTGACCGACGAGCAGTATCAGGTCGCACTTCAGAAACTGAGAGACACAGGTCTCGCCTTGTACGATCACTTCGGATCTGTCGATTCAACGGCACTGATCCAGAAGATGGAGTACATGGTCAAGGCGTTGGGTTGCAAGGTGATCTACCTTGACCACCTCAGCATCGTGATCTCAGGTCTCGAATCAGGCAACGAGCGTAAGGACATCGACGTTCTTATGACCAACCTGAGATCGTTTGTAGAACGTACCCAGTGCCGTGTTGAGGCTGTGTGTCACCTGACCAAGCCTGACGGCACACCCTACGAAGAAGGCGGACAGATCTCCCTGAAGGATCTGCGTGGATCAGGATCGCTGTACCATCTTGCCGATGGTGTTCTCGGTTACGAACGTGACCAACAGAATCCTGATCTCAATATCGCAAACACGATTGCCGTCCGATCCCTCAAGGATCGCTTCAGCGGTGTCACAGGAATCGTCAACGCACTTCGGTTCTCGAAAGAGACAGGACGCTTGGCGGAGATCCCGTGGGACCGTGACGAAGACGGCAAGCTGTGCTTCGAGGGCGCACCGTCCGTAGGTAAGACTTTCAAGAATGCTTTAGCTGAAGATGATGTCGAAACTGATGTTGACATCCTTGGAGATTGATATGTCTGATGAAAATGACAATGACTTGATTCCGTCTGCAACGCCCGTGTCGGCCATGCAGGTTCACATTCCTCGTCTCGCAAAGGAACATTACGAGACGCGAGAGTACCTTCGACAGATTCAGAAACAACTTCTGAAGCTGACCGAAATTGTCGATGAACTTGTTGAGTCGATGGCGGATGAGCAGATTGCCGAGCTTGAAAAGGCTCCGGCTAAGAAGACCAAGTAACACGCACTGCCACCGTCACCCCGGGGGCGGTGGTGGTTTACACAGGAGTGTCTATGGTATTCTTTGATATCGAAACAGATGGTCTTGGTGTGGATGCAAACAACGTATGGTGCGTTGGAGTGTCCGATCTTGAACAAGAAGGGGCTGATGTTTATGGACCGAATGAAATCGAGCAAGCCGTGGAACGTCTTGCACAGGCTGAGTATGTCGTTGGTCACAATATTCTTATGTTTGACTGCCCTTGTTTGGAGCGTCTGTACGGTGCTAGTTTCAACAAGCGGCTGGATACTCTGGTTGTCGCTCGGCTTATGTATCCTGATCGCCATTCAAGTCCTGTTGGTGGTAACAGCCTTGGTGAATGGGGAAAATTCCTGAAGTTCCCCAAGGGCGACCACAAAGACTGGTCGAAGTACTCTGACGAAATGGCTGAGTACTGCGGCAATGACGTATTGCTGACCAAACAAATCTACAAGTATCTGTCCAAGCGATGGAACGGATGGAAGCAGTCAATCCAACTCGAACACAAGGTTGCCGAGATCGTCTCTCGCCAGCATTGGAACGGTGTGACGATTGACGTACAAGCCGCTACACATCTGTACACCTTGGCGAACCAAGAACGCACAAGTCTGTTGTCCCAACTGCAGGCATCGTTCCCTCCCGCCATCGAGTACATGAAGACACCGCAGTACTACTTCATCGAAGGTATCTCCAACCAATTCGACCGCAAGTCCGATGCAAAGGACTGGGCCAGAAAGAACGGACTCAAGGCTCCGATCATCGGTGACGGTCCTATGAAGTTCAAGGAGATCCCTTTCAATCCTGCAAGCGGCGATCAAATCGCCGAACGTCTTATATCCAAGTACAACTGGAAACCCAAGGTCACGACCGAATCAGGCAAGCCATCGACCGAGGGTGACGTGCTTGAGAAACTCTCTGACAAGTACCCTGAGGCCAAGATGATTGTTGATTGGCGTATGTGTCAGAACCGAGCCAACATTGCCGAGACGTGGATGACCTCCATATCTCCCAACACAAATAGACTGCATCACTCGGTCAATACCAACGGCGCAGTGACCGGACGCATGACTCACAGCGATCCGAATGTCAACTGTCCTAAGATACGCAAAGGTAAGAACAAGGAGATCTTGTATGGATTTGCTGGGGAGTATGGGTATGAGTGTCGGGCTTGCTTCACTCCGAGGAAGACGTGGTATCAAGTTGGTGCTGACGCTAGTGGTCTTGAGCTTCGTATGCTTGCTCATTACATGGCTCAGTACGATGGAGGAGAGTACGTCAAGCAAGTCACAGAAGGCGATGTCCACACCTATAACCAGAAAGCAGCAGGTTTGGACAACCGTGATCAAGCCAAGACCTTCATCTATGCCTTTTTATATGGTGCGGGGGATGAGAAGATAGGCAAGATCGTCAAGGGTACGGCCAAGGACGGCAAGCGTCTCAAGGAGAAGTTCCTTGAAGGACTGCCTGCATTGGCTGAACTCAAGCAGTTCTGTAATGACTGTGTATTGACGGGACATATCGTCGGACTCGACGGTAGAAAGATCCCCATCAGATCACAGCACGCCGCATTGAACACGCTGTTGCAAAGCGGTGGTGCGCTTGTGATGAAGCAGGCGTTGGTGTTCAGATACAACACCATCAACGAACAATATGTGTACGGCACTGATTGGGCCGACATGCTTAATGTGCATGACGAATACCAATCGGAAGCCCGTACGATGGATATCGCAAAGTTCATCGGCACAACCAGTGTCGAATCAATCAAACAAGCCGGATCGCATTTCAGTCTAGCGTGTCCGCTGGACGGCGAATATAAGATCGGCAAATCTTGGGCGGAGTGTCACTAACATGTTGAATGAGAATGTTCCTAATCAGTCGTTTGCGTCTGGTGCTGTTCGTGGTTCACAGACAGGTAAGGGTCGTTACGACCTAATCTCCACATATGCCACTTGGCGTTTGGCGCAAGTCCTTGAGCGAGGAGCGGCACGCTACGGCGACCGCAACTGGGAGAAAGGTATTCCTCTGATGCGTCACATCGACAGCCTGAAGAGACACCTCGATCAATTTATCGAAGGATATACGAACGAGGACCACCTTGCCCACATGTTTGCCAACGCCATGATGTTGGTACACACCGAGGAGATGATCCGAAAGGGTGCGTTGCCGAAACAACTTGACGACCGACCTAAGTACAACTTTACTGAACGACAGCTATGGGAGTGTACAGATTGTGATTGATCACATCCTGATTGACGGCGATTACCTGGCATACCGATGTGCGTTCCTTAACATCGGAGACCGCCTTGATCTTCTCAGCATGTTGCAAGGCACGGTCCACCAATGGCAAACAGAGGTTGTCAGTGCCTTCGATCTTAAGAACCCCCAGGTTACTTTGTGCCTATCCAAGTTCAAGCAACCTAACTTCAGGCACGAACTGTACCCTCAATACAAACACATCCGAAAGGGTAGAACATTGCCCGATGATCTTGCACCCTCGTATCAAATCCTCGAAGACCCGAGTACTATCGGGTATCCGTATCGAGCGCAAACAGGTCTAGAAGCTGACGACATCATGGGCATCCTTGGGACAGTCTACGAGTCCACGGTCATCGTGACCGTCGATAAAGACCTGCAGTCTATCCCAGGCAGACACTACAACCCTGTCAAGCAGAAGGCTGTTATCGTGTCTCCTGACCAAGCCAACCACAACTTTATGACACAGTGGCTGACAGGCGATGCGACTGACTGCGTGCCTGGTATGTACCGTGTCGGTCCTGCCAAGGCCGCCAAGATCCTAAGTCAAGACGGTAACAAAGAGGATCTTGTCCTGCAAGCCTATGAAAAAGCAGGATACTCGTACAACTACTGCGTTCAGCAAGGTCAGTTGGTCAAGATTCTAGACAACCAACACATCATCGGTCCCGTGGACACGACCATCGAATACCAATCGTGGCAACCCACAAGCACATATAGGTGGTAAATGGCCTGCGAACTGAGAAGCGACCTTGCGCTTTCGATCCCTCTAAGGATTGTTTTTTATACAGCAGATGATTTGCTGAAGATGGAAGACATCTCACTAGTATCTAAGATCTGGTGGTGGATCAGAGCGCGATTGATTGAAGTACTGACAGGGTGGAAGTACTGTCATGTACAAGCGTTTTATGACGAGATGACTCACTACACACCGTATCATGGTACTACGTTTGCCATGTACGCCTCTAGTGACGATAGACCATGGAGTGTTCAGTATCTCTTGTATGATATTTGGTTCCATGACTTTCCGTATACTCCGACAGAGATCTCATTCTGGAAGAATCTACGATGGTGGTGGAACAACTACCGAGGCCGCAGACCAAGAAACTGCATGGCCGAGGTCGAATACATCATGCGAATGATGCTGACAAAGGAAACTGATTATGCCTGTAAACTTCGGTGTAAGTTCAAATCAATTGAACAAATTGAAAAGTCGATTCTTCGGGGCGAGTGGGGGAGATTCCTCCAGCGATTGCCCTGTGACCCTGACCCCAGAGTTTGTTCAATGGCTCCAAAAGAAGGTGGACTCTTTGGAGTGGAGCAGATCTGACGGAAAGAACTCGGTGTCACCCGAGGATATTGCATTCATTACCGGACAACAGAAGATTGTCCGTATCATTGAAAACGAAATGGAGAAGCAACATGGGCATGGGCGGCAAAGCACCTAAGCCTCCGCCTCTTCCTCCCGCACCTAAGCGTGAGGAGCTGGCCGCTGAGGACTACGCCAAGAAAGCTGCCGAACTTCGTGCGCTTCGAGAAGCTTCTATGGCGAGAAACGAACAGCTCACACAGCGTGGGCGACAATCATTGACCAACCCCGGACTGGGGATTCCGGAGTAAGCAATGACAGAACAAACACTTGAACAACGGTTTGACACACTCGAATCAGAACGACTGATCCTGTTGGATCGCAAGCGTGAGTGTGCCGAATATACATTCCCCATCATGTTGCCTCCCGAGAACTGGGACGAGCAAGATGAACTTGATACCCCTCTGAACTCAGCTCCTGCTATCGGAGCCGCAGCCTTGGCCGCTAAGATTGCCAACGCTGTGTTGCCCACCAACGGATCTCCCATCGTGTCTCCGAACGTGATGGTTCCGATGGGTGTGCCTGCCGCCGCGTACGAGCAAGTTCAGAATACGATCTCGATGTATGATGCCGAGATTATGACCCGTCTTCAGTCAAGCAACTTCCGACCCGAACTGCACAATGTGTGTTTGGATCTGGTTGTAATTGGAGACACCTTGTTGGAGTTGTTGCCTAACGGTAACTTCCGCAAGCATCGGCTTGATAACTATGTCGTAATCCGCAAGGAAGACGGCTCGATCTATGAGTTGGTTGTGCGCACCTGGGTTGATCCCGAGACGCTTCCTGACCGACTCAAGAACAGACCCGGACCGTCAGGTTCGTACAAGCAGGGCAATCGACTGCTCGAACCCAAGTACACACGCTGTGTGTGGAACGAGGGCAAGAAGCGATACGATGTCACGGACGAATTCCGTGGCGAACCGATCAACAGCAAGACCTACTACACGGTGTTGCCGTACTTTGCCCTGAAGTATGGAACCTCCGCCAGTAACAACTACGGCCTGAGCATCATTGAATCCCTCCTGGGTGACATTAGATCGCTTATGGCGCATTCCCTTGCCTTGTTGCAGGGTAGTGCCGCCAACTCAGAGTTCCGCCTGTGCGTCAATCCTGCCGGAGTTACAGACCTCGGTCGTATGGCAAACTCTGCCAACGGTGACTGGGTGTCCGCCCGCCGAGAAGACGTGTTCGTCATGCAACTTGGTAGTCCTGTTCAGGTGCAAGTCACCATGGCGGCTGTCGATAAGTATGAGCAGACGATTCTGAAGGCGTTGCTGTACAACTTGGCCTATACGGGCCAGAACCGTGAACGTGTCACGGCTACGGAAATTAATGCCACCATTCAATCCATTGAAGGCGGCTTGTCAGGTATCCTGAGTGCCATCACCCAGGAGTTGCATGTGCCGCTTGTGAAGCGTTTGTCATTCAACATGGCGAACGACGAGAACACGGATCAGAACGTGCGTGTCCTTGCTCAGGGTGTCGTCAATGACGTTGCACCTCTGAAGTTGCGTTCGGGTATTGAAGCGTTGCATCGTGAAATTCAATCCATGCGTCTGATGCAGGGTGTCCAAATCATTGGCTCTCTGCCTCCGACCGCAGTACAAGATATCAAATGGCGTAATGTTGTGTTTGACTTGATGGCTGGTCTCGGCTTCGTGGGTGATCGTTATCTCCTTACCGAAGAAGAGAAGATGCAAGCACAACAGCAGGCAATGCAAATGCGTGTTGCCGAGGAGACCGCTACATCAGCAGGTGTCGCCGCTGGCGAACAGATGATGCAGCAGCCACAAATGCCGCCTGAAGGAGTTGCTTAATGTCTATCAGTGTGGAACAACTTGAGGATTATTACAAGAACAATCCCGAGGCCATGGAACCTAAGTTCAATGGTGATGCTAAAAAAGCGGCTGAGGCTTACAAGAATCTTGAATCGGCTCTGACCAAGACGAAGCAAGAGTTGGCCCAGCTTAAGAATTCGACCGAAGCACGTTCGGCTACGGAGAACAAGGTAGTGACTACGGACTCCTCAAGGAACGAGCCTGTACCTACCAGTATCCAGCCCTTGGATGGTCTGAAGATCCCAGACCCTCCCAAGTCCAACGTGTGGGACAAGGTTGACACCGACATCCGCGACAACGGCGTGATCTCCGAGGAGACAGCCGCTGAACTCAAGGCGAACGGTGTCCCGGATCATTTGATTCATAACTTCCGTGAGGTTATGAATTACGCCGCCAAGTCCAAGCAGGAGCAGGCAATGAAGTTGCTCGGAGGCCAAGAAAACTACGAGGCCACGGTCAAGTTTGCCATGTCTCTACCTGAGGCTGAACGACGAGAAATCAATAAGGCGTTGAAGACCGATGCTTGGTCCACAGTACTGAGCGGTCTTCAGTCTCGACGGCTTGCTACTACAGCAAACGAACCCGTCAGGGACATCGCCGTCACTTCTTCATCTGGCACTGTCGCCAATCGCATTGACTTCAAGTCACACAATGACCTGATGCGTGCTATGGCGAATCCTCGATACCGATCTGATCCCGATTATCAGAACATGATCGTGGAAGCCAGCAATCGCTTCTATGCAAAGAAGAACAAGAAATGAAGAACGCACCTGTAGCCCACAGGTTACAGGTGCATTTACCACCATTCATCTGCGTGCAAACGTCGATGACACACTCCGCTCACCCAAGTGCCACAACCCTTGGGTGGGTTTCTCGATATGTCCCTGCCTGAGGGCGGTTGACCTCTATCGACGGTTCGATGTCGGCTGTCTGTGGCTCGTCGCGTTGACGAACAACCCGTAATGACAACAACCAACTGAGGCCGTTGTGTACTTATATTATTTTTGGTTTTATTAGACAAGGAAATTACACATGGCAATTTTTCGTCCCGGCTCAGACACCGCTAGTGGTGATCTGAATCCCAATGAACTTTGGCTCCCGATCTTCTCGGGCGAGACCTACCTCGCCTTTGAAGAGAACAACATCTTTGGCGGCATGGTGTCCATGCCCGTGATGCAGAAGGGTCTCGAATTCATCTTCAACTACTTTGGTACGGCCTCCAGCGAAACGCACGAGTCCGGCGCGACCATCGTTGGTACTGGCATCGCCAAGACCCAGCGTTCGGTGCACGTCGATGAGCGTCCGCTGTTCACGGCTGCCGAGTTCGATGATGTCGATGAACTCTTCGCTCAGTGGGAATACCGCTCCAACGTGGCCCTTGAGCATGGTCGTGAACTCGCTCGTCAGCTCGACAAGCGTACGGCCAAGCTGATCGTCAAGGCTGCTCAGACTCAGCGTCCTGGTGCGCTTACGGAATTCCGTGGTGGTAACCCCAACGGAAACGGCGGATATGTGTTGCTTGCCAACGGCGGTAACATCCTGACTGGTTGGAACGCCGCAGGCAACAACCGTGATCGTGCGGTGTTGATCCTGAAGGCGATTGACAACTACAACGTCAACGCCGATCAGATCAACCTGCCCGAGGGCGAGCAGACCTACTGCGTGGTTACGCCCGCCGTGTGGCACGCTATGCGTGACATTCAGAGCGTGATCTATGTCCCCGGATCTAACGGCTATAACGGTTCGCCGATGGCCGCTGATATGACGATCCCCGGAAACCCGAACCCGGGTATCCATGCTGGTATGATGCGTAAGGACTACCTCATGTACAAGGGCGTCCACATCTACCAGAGCAACAACATTCCGACCACGAACACCACGTCCACCGAACCCACGAACACCTGGGGCGGCGACTTCACGAACACGGTCGGCATGATCTGGAAGAAGTCCTCGGTCGGTCTTGCCATCGTTCGCGGTGTCAAGGTCGAGACGGGTCGCAACGTCAGCACCCAGAGCGATCTCCTCGTGTCCTCCATCCACACTGGCGGTGGCGGCTTGCGTGTGGAAGGCGCATGGCAGTTGGTTAACGATAACGTTAGCCCGAGCTAATTCATAATTTTACTTACACACACATATAGGAGATATAACTCATGGCAGTTTACGATAATAAAGCTCAAGAGTTCGTTCTTGATGACGATTGCTCATACTCGAATGCGGCTGCAACAGGCGAATACGGCGTTTCGTCGTCGTCCGGCTTGTATGTTACCCGCATTAACCAGAAGGCTGTTCTCGGCACTCTCTGGGCTGTGATGCATCTCGGTACGGTGGATAACACTGGAATTATTCAGATCAACGATGACGGCACTATCGGCGTGGTGGATGCCGGTGGCCTTGCCCTGTCTACGGCTACGGGACAGGCTCTTGTTGATACCTCGACTGGTAACTCCAGCACGACCGACAACAAGTTGAACCTTGGTTGGTTTACGGGAACTGATGGCAACAAGTATCTTGCCGTTTGTAACCGTCTTGACAGCACTAGCGTTGCCGCTGGCAAGATCAAGATCGCTCGCGTTGCTTGATATTTAAATACAACAAAACCCCACATTCAGAAATGGATGTGGGGTTTATTTCTTTAATCAGGAGATTATATGTCTAACATGAGATTCTCTCGTCTCACCGCCGTCAATCGCATTCTGATGTTTGCAGGTGAACAACCCGTTAACTCTCTGTCCGATGACGGCATCAATGACACAACCTTGGCAGAAGCCGCCTTGGATCAGTGTACCGCAGAAATCCAGAAGGAAGGTCTTACCGTCAACACGGAGATCCACACCTATACGCCCGATGTCGAAGGTAACATCTATCTTCCCACCGGTACTTTGAGAGTCGATGCCGTCAAGTTCAACCGTAACGTGACCCAACGTGGGTATCAGCCCACTCGACTGTATGATCTTGACAACAACACCTACACCTTTACGGATGAGATTGAAATCAATCTTGTTGTTGGTATTGCGTTTGAAGATCTGCCGATGGACATTCAGTTTGCCATCGTTGACAAAGCCGCCCGCATGTATCAGATGATCACTGTCGGTGATACCAACATGGATCAGATCCTGGCTGAACAGGAGCTTCGTTCCCGTATGGGAATGATGCGAGCCAACGAAGAACAAGGCGACTTCAATCTGTTTAAGAACATGAACAACAATGCGTACTGGGCCGTCACAAGATTGCGTAAACCCAGTGCCAAGTACAAGGGGCTGATTGACAATGGCTACTAATCCATTTCCTATTCCGTCCTTTATCGGTGGCGTATCTACCCAGCCCGAGTCTCAGCGTGTCATGGGACAGACTTCTGAATCCCTGAACACCGTGTTGCCTATTGAGAAGGGACTGTCAAAGCGTAATGGTACGCTCCCGATCATCCCTCCCGGACGAGCCAACCACAGTCTTGATCTCACTGAAAGCAGTAAGATGTACTTTCATTGGATCGACCGAGACACAAGCAGACGCTTTCTTGTTGTTATTAGATCTGATGCCGCGACAAACAACAACGACATGATTCAGATCTATGATGCTTTGACGGGTGCTAAGAAGACTGTTACCTACGACACTACGAATGGCAACCCAAGAGTCTATCTTAACACCAACAACAGCACAAGCTCGATCAAGTGCATCAGCTTCGGTGACACCACATTTCTGTTGAACACTGAAGTGACTGTCGCCACGGCAGGTACGGCAAACAGCTATACCTACACCAGCGAACACGAGATTGATGCAGCATCTTCCGGCTCAGTAACTATCAGCGGCGTGGGAGCTAATCGCTTTGTTCCTGTTGGTACAAAGTTTAATGTCTATGATCAAAACAATGTGCTTCAAAACGGAACATACCGAACAACCCACGATGCCTATGTTGACGTAACACAAGATCACGTTGTTCTAAAGTATGTACTCGATAGTGGAACATCTTACAACTTTCAGACAACTGACAAAGTAAGATTTGTCAATACCGACATCAGTTCCCCTGAAAACTACAGATATCGTGAATCATATCTCGACTTTCCTGAGAAACCTACCGCAGACAACCAGTATTGGTATGCGGCAGGAGACACTGTTGGTCATCCAGCAGGATACTATAAGACACAGAACACGGCCAACGCAGGGCCTAAGTATGTTCGTGTTCCCGCTGTTGAAGCGGGGTGGAAGCTTGATGCGGCTACGATGCCTGTCAAGTTGTTCTACAATGCAAACGATACATTTACCTTGTCATGTTATGACTGGGTTCCGAGATACTCAGGAGACACGCTGACCAACCCTGCCCCTAAGTTTGTGGGTAAGAAACTCAGCTCCATGGTGTTCCATCAAGATCGCCTGTGGTTGTCGTGGGACGAGTTTGCCATGTCATCGGCTATCAGTGACTACGGTAACTTCTTCTTGGACAACTGGCGACAGGTGGGTGACAGCGACCCGGTTGATATTGCTACATTCGGTACGACCGTGACGCAGATCAAGCACATGGTTTCGTTCGGTGTCAGCCTGGTGTTGTTCTGTACCGGTGCTTACCAGTACGAAGTGCGAGGCGGAGGAGACGGAGCGTTGACTCCCAGCTCTGTCAATGTATTCTCTACGACACGACACTCGGTTGACCACTCCTGTCCTCCTATCTTCATGGGAGGACGACTGTTCTTCCTGAGCAAGGAAGATCCTTCACGACTGTACGAATACTTCTATACGGATACCTCAAACGGCAATACCGCCGTTGATATCTCGTTGCATGTTCAGGGATGGTTGCCTAACTCTCCTAAAGAACTTCGATCAATTGGTACGCAGAACATGGTCATGGCCACATTCGAGGACGATCCCTCAAGTGTTTATGTACACTACTGTGTGATTATGGGTAACGAGAAGGTGCAGGCAGCTTGGTGTAAGTGGCGATTCGGTGTTATCAATAATCCCAACGGAACTGAAACACTGGTCGATACGATCAAGTCGTTCAACACCTTTGATTCGTGGGTCTACGCCTTGATTAAACGAGGCTCTAGTTACTATCTTGACAAGATGTTTATCGGCGACGAGGCCAACGACTCCGGTCTTTCATTCGCCAACAAACTTGACAGACGCTTTACAGTCACTGGCAGCTACAACGCCAACACCAAGATAACTTCTTGGACTCTTCCGTTCCTGGATGCCTCGATTAACAAGGTAATCCTTGGATCTGCCTTCGGCTCCAAAGCCGGATTCGAGCGTGTTGTAACAAACACCACGGTCGGAGGCGTTACGGTGCTGACGTGTGCGGGACAATTCACCGCAGGCCCGTGCTTTGTGGGACGGTCTTACAACATGGTGGTTGAATTGACACCTCCATATGTCAAAGACCAGAACAACCGTGTGATTCCTGGTTCAATCTCGGTCATGGGACTACGGTTGATTCACAAGAACACAGGGTACTACAAGGTCGAAGTACAGCCGTACAAGAGAGAAACAAGCACTCACATCTTTAATCCGCTTCGTGTCGGTTCTGCGGTTGCAGGATCTATCGTAATCGAGAAGGACGGTGAGTTTGCCTGCAAGCCCATGGTTTCTTCCAAGAATATGTCAATTAAAATCACAAGTGATTCACACCTTCCGGCACGATTGATTTCGGGAACGATGTTAATTAGATTCGTTCCGCTCAAGCGTAACCCGGCTAAATAAGGAAACACCTATGGGAGTAGACCCAATATCACTGTCGCTTGGCATTGGAATGGCCGCCTTTGGTGCGGCTTCCAGTGCATCACAAGCCTCAGCTCAGAATAGAAACGCAAGACGACAGATGCAAATGTCTGCGGCTGCGGCCAAAGCCAACGAACTGTTGAACGATCAGGCCACTCAATCTCAAATCAGGAAGCTGTCCGCTCAGTTTGCTCAGTACAGCAAAGCCGTTGATGCGTCCTCCGCATTCAGAAATGTGGCAGGAAGTCAAGCATCGGAGGCAATCAGACGAGCCTCGCTTGCATCCGCCCTTGAGGATGTCACGAGTATTCAAAGACAAAGCGCAGCACAAGAAGCCAACATCTTTATTCAAGCCCAAAGCGAGATCAACCGAGCAAGATCCATGATTCAAAGTCCGTGGATGGCAGGCATCGGAGGAGGACTGCAGGGTCTTCAGGCAGGGTTGGCACTTAGTAGTTCACTGAGTGCTGCCGGTATTGGATCAAACCCTGCAGCACAAGGTTCAAACTTCATCGGACCGCCCGCCCCCAAATGGGCTGTGGGTTAATAGGAACACAATATGTCACGAATGCCGACATTCGGTCCTGGTCCAGGCCAGTACCAAAGTCAAACCACATTCAATCCTGCGTTGCAGCCGACTCTACAGGTTGAACAACAGCAGTCATTGTTTGCTCAAATTGCAGGATTAGTCCCTGTGGCCGCAGAAGCAGCCGCAGGTGTAATTAACTTGCAAACCAAATCCAAGATTCAAGACTATCAAGAACGAGAAGCCGCCGCAAAGTTGGAAGCGACCAACAACAGCGACCTCAGTATTCTTGAAAACTTCTACCAAAACGAGATGGCAACAACGGGAATCCAACCGCCTGCCATTCGTACTGCCGCAACCGAAAGCCTTGTCGGTGTAAAGCAGACTATTAACCGATACAACGAAGAGTTGCAAAAGACGGCTGCCAAAGAACAAGAAGATCTATTGAAACGTCAGGCTGAAACAGATCTTCAAATCCTTGATGTCAACTTAGAAACTATTGAGCATATGTACAAAGTTGACGGTAATTTCGCTGTTGCAGGAGAAAAACTGGCAGAACTTTATGAACAGAATAAAGACAATTTAAAGGGTCTAGAAAAGATTATTGCTGCTCAAACTCAATTTGGTTTAGCTCAGAAAGATATTGTCAATAAACAAATCGAACAAAACAGGACAAATCTTTTAGATAGCCAAAAGAAAGCAGGAGAGCTTGTTGATGGTTCTATCAAAATTTTGGATGAAAGATTTAAAGTAGACCAAAATACCAAAAACCTTGTAAAAACACAAGGCGTTGACGGAATAGTTTTAACAATTGGAACCATTCTTCAGCAAACAAGCCCAGACCCTAGAATTATTTGGAACCGAGAAACAGGTCTTCCTGAAAATGATAATATATTGCGAGAGTCCATAGTCAAAAAAGCACTATATCAAGCGCAACTATATAATGTTGAAATTCAAAAAGATGCCCTTAAAGCGCAGAGGGATATGCGTGTAGAAAATATCGAAAAGTCTATGAAGCTTGGTGTACCATACTTTGTAAATGCTTTAAAAAATGCCGACGAATTTGCGAAAACACTCGATCTCGGCGAACAAGTGACATTCAGAAGTGATATTGAACGGGCCATCAATAAGGTTATTACAGGTGTGTCTGCTGAAATTTCCATGGCAAGCACTCCTCAACAGATCGCTGTAGCAGCGTATAATATTACCGGGGCTTTGAATGCTACTCAATTCGCTACCAGAACTGCCGCTACATCTGAGGCATTGAACCGAACTCAAAGCAATGCAGTTTCAGCAATGACAAACATGGTTCTTGCATCAGCGGCAAGAGCATTCAGTGGCGCACAGCCGACTGAACATGTAAAAGAATGGTTGACAAATACGGATGGCACGCCGTCGAATATTACGTTCGGTGACTTTGCGTTGGTTGAGCAACTTAAGGTAATGGTCAATCCGACTGATGGATATCCAATCTTTACTGAGCAAGAACTGAACAAGATCATCGCAACAGGTGACTTTTCTACTGCTCTTACTTTCGGTCAAGACGACACCAAGGATCAGATTCTTACTGCCGCTATTGACGTTAGTAAGTCATTCCGGGATAAAACAAACACTGATAAAGACGGAAAGCCGAAACAGACTGGCCCTACTGTTGAACAGATTATGCGATCCATGCAAAGTGGTGTCAAGGTGGGCGCACTGGTAGACAAAGTTATTCTTCCAAGTCAATTGACTCGAAATCCTATTACAGTCAATGATGGTATTACTGGATATGAGGGAGCCAATTTTACGGCGGATGGTATTAAACAACTGGTAAACAGTCGAGAACCTAGGGATCAGAATGAACAGTTGCGTCTTGCTACCATTATGGCTATGCAAGATAAGCAAATGCTGAATGGAGATAATCCAACTCTCAAGTATGTGCAAGATATTGCCCGTGATTTATCATCAGGCAATCAGTTTGACATCATGCGTGGTATTGCATTATTCAATGCTTGGGGTGGATTCAAAAATCCTGCTATTAGATCTTATCTTCGCAATACAACTGAAAGTCAGTTGACTGATGTTCAACTGATTCAACTTGCACATATTGCAAACATTGTTGACAAAACAGGTAAAGTTTCTGTTCCTGATGGTATGCCTATTACTCAGTATCTTCAACGTGTTGCCGCTGCTGCCGATCCCAAGGGTGCAGGAAGACAAACAGTAGGCGTTAAGGAATTTACAGAAGTTCTTAATGCGCTTAATCTATCAGGTGTTCATCTGTTTGCGCGAGAAGCTGACTTTATAAAAACTTCTTTTGAATCTACAAAGGCGTTGTACCCTAATGCCGATGCAACTGCAGTTGTAAAATCAATGCTAGATAAGAACGGATTTCAGGTTGTCAATCAACCTGATGGATCTAAAGATCTATTTGTAGATCCTTATGGATATTATGTCGAGGAAGATAAGCGTCAAAAAGTTATTACAAACGCCTTTAACAGACAGATACCTGAACAACATAAAGAATCTTATCGAAAATACTTTGGTGTTGGACCAGGAGTAAAGTTTGATAACATGGCTGATTTGATTGCAATCAAATTTGCACGACAAGGTGTATCAAAACAAGACATGTATGATCTTACATGGAACTTGTCGTATGATGAAAACAATTTACTTTCATTCTTTGATACCGCTCCTGGCAACATGAGTCCGAACTATCAACTAATGAGAGGAGGGGTATTGCAGTTCTGGAATGACAGAACATCTGCTTGGGAAACTATCTATGCAGCAGACGGTTTCACAGAAATCAGGCTCACCGAAGGAAGTCTTGATTTCCCGAGATTGTCCGATGTTCCAGAATCAAGTGCTCCAATGGTTAAGGCAATGACTCCTCAAGAAAAACAAGCTGCAAAAGCCGTATCAACCTTTAATAAAGCTTACAATCCTATTGTATCGGTCGGAACACGATCACGATAATTACACTGTCGGACGATAGAAATGTCGTTCGACAATTTAGAAAGGAGGCATCATGCCTACTGATAGTACGCAAGACGGATCTCTTGCAGGTGGACTTAAGAAAATGACTAAGGCGGCTGAGTTGTTTGACAGACTCAGACAATCAACTAGAGACGATTTTCCTGATACGCCTTTGTACGAAGAACCTCAATCAGATATTCCTTTGCCTGTTGAATCTGGTGAACGTGATACTGGTTCGTATGCTCCTGTTACAAGAATCTACGGTCCTCCGATATCTCCGCGATATGCGATGGGTGCTACGGACTTTACTCCACGCTTGCCGGAGTTTTCTCCAAAACTTGGGTTTAGCAATCCGACACTGACATTTGTAAACGATCTTTCAAACTCATTGATCGAGCAAAACACCATCATTGGCGGCGGTGGTTACAACGTCATCAACGTGTTTCGTCCCGTGGCCGAAGCAATGGCTCGGTCTAATTCTTACGAAAGAATCAAAAACGGCTGGAACATTGATCCTGATGACTGGCGAAAACTTGATAGCGGTGAAGCCGTTATTAAAGCAGTTCCAAAAGAAATCATGGAACGTATCCAAAGCCAAGGATATAATCCTACGGGATATCAGCAGACAGCGGATGAGGCTGTGGACACCTTACTGGAAGTGTACGGTACTTTGAATGCTATGGAAGAAAGTGCCGATGTGTTTGAAAACGGCTGGTCATGGATTACCGGATCAGTAGCACTTGCTGTAAATATTGGTGCAGATCCCAGCACTTGGCTTGGAGGAGGGTTGATTACAAAATCAGCAACAAACCTTGCAAAGGCTGCTGGTAAACTATCGGTTGTTCGCGGAGCGTACGGAATAACAGCACGTCAGGGTGCTGGCGCATTTATGTTTATAGCAGAACATGCCGACAACGCAGCCAAGTTTGCTGATGATGTATTCAATTTGACCAACAAGAATCTTCCTACAGCCTTGGCTACAGGCGCAGGTACTGTTGTTGCTCAGAACATTCTGTCAACACCGATTACCTCTGCGTACTTTGAAGAAGCGGGACGTACCTATACGCCGCTTGAACAAGCGCAGGAAATAGCGTATGGCTCAGTATTGGGTGCTGGGTTTGGTGCTGTACTTGCTGGCGCATTTGCTGGATCAAAGTATGTAATTCCTAAAGTTAGAGATAAGATTCCAGTACCTAAGGTTGTTGCGGACACTGTTTCAAAGATGTCCGGCATTGTTACGCCTCCCGTCAAACGAGTCGATCCTAAGTTAGAGATTCCTGAATTTGTTAAGATTGAAAAGAGAGCTGAACTTGCTGAAGAGATTGCTTATCAGCTTCAGCGTCTTACAAACAATCCGTGGAGTAGTGCATTCTATCACAGAGAACGCATCCTAAATCAAAACTGGTGGGACAGTGTTGACGATTCCGGAATAGATCAATCTATGTTCTTAGATTGGATTGTCAAAAACAATCCGAACGAAGTTGAGATTGCTCGAATGGCTGTGGATATCGAAGAACTGGCCAAATATAATAAGAACAAAGAACTTAATGAGGGACGTATTCCGTCTCTTGAAGAAAAGTTCGATATGTTCATTGAAAACGATTTGGTTATAAACGGTGTTCCGATTACCTTCGGATCGTCATCCAATCCTAAACGCAATAGTGCGTGGTTCTTGTCTAACATCAGACAAGCACTGTCAACAGGACAACCTGTTACAGTGGCAATCGGTAAAGACATATCTACCAGTATTGGAGCAGTATCTTATGACGATACCGCCAAAGTCTTTACAATGAAGGATGGAACCAAGTCAACAGTAGAACAGTTATTTGGATCTGATGCGCGTCTGATCTTTGTGTTGAAAGAAGAGGCAGATACCCTCAATCGACTCAACGGTAAGGCAGTACTGGCTGACGGGATTGTTACACGAGAAAGCAAAGAATTCAGTTACGCCACAACTCCACAAGAAGATCTTGTCGGCGTTGTTGTTAATGCTGCCGACGACAAAACCAAAGTTATCGGTGTTGTTACAAAAACAGAGCAGCCTAAAGGCGTGGCTGTAGACGAGAAACTGTTGGATGACCAAGCACTGACACTGCTGACGTTGGTTGCTCATAGGGCCAGCGCACTTGGTTTGACAACGGATCAGTATATCGCCAGACGAATCGGTGACTTTATTATTGATCCCAAGTCTCCGGACTTTAGAACCGCAGCTTTGGAAAAGATGAAAGTCGATCCGAAGATGCGAGAAGCGTGGGCTGATACTTCCAAAGGCAAGGCCATTATCTACGCCTTCAAGGATCAGACCAACTTCTCTTCTTTAGTAAAAGAACTGTCTACGGTATTCTATAAAGATCTGCCGTCCTCTCAAAAGGTAAAGTTAGCTAAATGGCTTGGAACTGAGGATATGGAAACATGGTCTCAGGTTTCTAAAGACAAGTTTGCCGATGCGTTTCTTGCGTATGTTGAACAAGGTCGAGTTCCTACCGAAGGTCTTAGATCTGTCTTTGCCAAGATGCGTTTCTGGTTGGCCAATCTGTATCAGACAATTACAAAATCGCGTCCTGATATTATCTTGAATGATGACATCATCAAGATCATGGACACGATGTTTACTCCGAGACCTTTGTCAACGGTCGGTCCTGACGGTCTTACCTATAACTACACAATCAAACCTAAGATTCCTGAAAATATAGATGTTGATTCTATTTCAGCACCGATTGGTGCAGGATCTCGTGCGGGATATGTTGAAGTTCAGGTAGACGGTATTATCAATCGAGCATTGATTAAATTGATGAACGCTTCTGACCACGAAGAACGAGTTGCCATGATGCAATTCATTCGTGAAAACACCAACATGGATGATGCCACTATTATGTACATGGCATCTGAATTGAACAAACGAGTGTATGAAGCCGTCAAAACCGGTAAAAAGAAACTTCGTCAATCATCACATCCTATTGTTCGCCTTTCGGTCGAAGACTATGAAAAGATGTTGATGTATAACGATGCTGTTGGCATGGCTCCAAAAACAAAGGTGGATGGAGAAATGTCGGCACGGGCTAAGGCTTTGTCTAAAAAGAATGCCTATGCCTTGGACATTCTAGCACAGCGTATCTACGCCCGCTACAATGCAATGATCTTGTTTCATAAACTGGATCTTCGACCAGAGTCTACCAGTATGTCTTGGGTATACGAAGAGATTGCTGATCAACTGCGGAAGAAAAAGAAGATTGGCAATACTTCAGAGTTTATTACAAAGATTCTGAAGAAACGTCTGACTCGGGATATGAAAGAAGAACTTGCTGGTATTTCACAGTACTATATTGCATCGAATGCCGAGTTTAACAAGATACTGAATCAAATGTATTTCGGATTTGAGTCCGATTTAAAACTCAATCAAAAGACATGGAAAGACCTTGATCCTGAATTTCCTAATCAGCCTGTTGAGGGCGTTACCTATGCTCCCGGACAGTCACCTAAGGTTATAGTTCGAGGTGATGATCTTGTTCCTCTTTTGCTGCCATCAAATAAAGAACTGAACAAGTTGGTTATTCCTGTTACGGATTTCAAGAATCCTACCAGTGCGTATGCCAGAGCGGTTAAGGCTGTCGATGAGGCGCGAGCAGCAAGAGAGAAGGCAGATGCTGGAGGTAATCTGGAAGAGATCAACGCTTCTCGCGCTGAGATGCGAAGATCTTTGAGAAAATTGCATGAAGTATTTAACAGATACTATGGTCCTGCAAATAGTAAGGTCAAAGTAGAAGTTCCTGCTACTCGTGAAAAGATATTTGAATTCGGTGTTCCCGAGAAACTTCCTGGCAATCGAGCCGATTCCAATGAAGTTACAAAAATTCTTGTCAATGCTTCCGAAGACGGAACGCTGAATAAAGGAAACAACAACTGGCTTGTGTATGCGTCCAGCGATTCTGTTCGCAATTTGCGAAAGATAGGTGGATTGTTTGATCAAGGTTCTTTGGCTACAGTAGGATCTGAGATTCCTATTATCGCCAGAATGAGCCAACTTGTTTCGTCTCACAACCTCTACACAGCCTCGTTTGGGTACAACAGTCTTGTTGGTCCAGGTCTTCAGCAACGCAAACAGCTTGCTGTTACCAAGATCAGTAGAACTATTGACCAAGTTAACAAGGTTCTAAACAACGTCGATGATGCCACAAGAGAGCTGGTAATGAAGACAGCGATGGCAAAGATCAACGATGTTGTTCTTCCTACCTCCTCCAGTCCTCAGATCGAACGACTTGCAGACCAAGTTGTTCCGATTGTTCAAGGACTGTACAAAGAGATGGAACGACGAGGAGTAGCATCAGGCTACTTCCGAGGAACGCTTGACTCTTACTCAGGTACGTTTGTTGTTAGAAATGATCGTAGAGATTTACGAGGACTTGCAGATGGTCTGTTTAAATTCTTTGACGAAAAGTTTAGCGGACCTAATGCGGTCCTGCATAAGAAAACACTTCAATCTATTGAAGGTATGTGGACCAGGAATACCGATACTGGTGAGTACATATTTGCTGGTCTAGGTCGTGGCTATACGGAACAACCGAAGTTGGTTTCCGATCTATTGCCAGCAGATAAGATTCGATACTTTGAGATTCTTCGTTCCGACAAGGTTGATTCGGATGGAGTTCCTGTAGAGGGTCTCCGAAGAGAAGCCCACCTTGCTGCACGAAACAAACTTGGAATGCCTATCGAAAAGGCTCAACAGGATTTGGCCTTAACTAGACCTGACGTGACCCTTGAAAGAGCTGTTCAGGTTGACGCATGGTTCCATCCTGAGGTATCTAAGTTTATCGACTTCCGGCCTGGTGAAAGTCTTAACCAGTATACCAGAACCGTGTACCGAATCTCTGAACAAGAAGCAATCAACGCTTTTGTAAAGCAGTTGCTTGGTGTTTCAAGACGAGATATCGGTGCATTGGAACTGGTAGACGGAATCGAAGACATGCTTCTTCGCCGCGCTGATTTGGACGAGAAGGCTAGAGACGCTATTAAAAACAGTGCTCAGTATCTTCGTAACCAGTTGAACTCTCTCAGAGATTCTAGTTATTCCGACATCACTAGAAAGCAAGGCATTACCGACGATCTTGCTGACATCGTTACAACAGCGGCAAGAATTCCTGTGTCGGCTAGAAGTGCGTTGGCATCCAGCGTTACTGAAGTCCCAATGATCTTGATCAATACCGCAGTCAAAGACGGAGCGCACGGCTTTAGTCGTTTGATTCGTGATACTTTGAGAGGTATGACCAAGGATGAGCTTAAAGGTATTACCGCAGGATACTTGTGGATGCGTAACAGATTGCCGCATACGTTGGCATCGTCTGTTGACTCTGTTACAATCAATCGTAACTGGCTTGAGCGTACGTTTATTAATCCGTCACGAGTCGTTCTTGGCTCGGAGGGTTTGATGAATAAAACCAAGTCAATTGTCGCATGGTTGCATCATACAACAAGCGGTATTGCTGGTGAAGACTTGTTGCAAGGATTTGCTTCAGCAATGGCGGTTCACGCCTCGTCAGTCAGACTGATTCGTTTGTTTGATAATCTTGAGGCTTTGGCTAAGACTCACGCAGCCTATAACTGGGCTGACGAAGTTGATCCCGAAGCAGTCTTTAAAAAGATGGCAAGCGATCACGGATTCGGTGAGGATATTACTTTCGCAGCCCGACTGAATCAAGCCGGTCTGTTGAACCCTGATATCATTCAAAAAATTCGTGAGATGGATGCCAAGACCGGTGGACGGTTGTTGGATAAAGAAAACGGTGCTTTGGATTATGATCTGCTCGAAGAGTTCAAACTAAAAGATCCTAAGTACGCCGATGCTGTCGATATTATTAACGCATACAAAGAGACCGAACTTACTCGACATGTAGTCACTCCTGGCGTTCAGGATGTCAACACGCCAATGGGAGGTATTGATCCTTGGACTAAACTAAAGAACCAGTTTACTGGATTTGCACGAGCATGGTTTAACAACATCATGCTTAATAACATTGCAAACGAGAAACTTGCTTACGGTTTGTTCTTGATCAGTGTTGCTTTGTTTGGTGAAACTTTGTATAACGTGGCTCTCCGTTCTTTGTATGGACAAGAGTCCGTCGAAGAAGTGCTTGATGACTGGGCAGAAAACCCTATTACAAATATGATGTTGACAGTCGGACGTTCCAACCTTATTGGAACATCCAACATCATTCCTATGACAGTTGTTGAGTTGATGTCTGATCGTCCTGCTGGACAGGTCAGTGCCGCAACAATCTATCCTCTTAGTTCTACGGTAAGAACATTTAAGTCTATTGCAAATCTGATGAAAGACTCGGTAAATTCAACAGAACAGATAGATGTAAAGGATGCTCAACGTATTGAAAGTAACATTCCTTTGTTTAACGCCTGGTGGATGAAGTCGTTGACAGAATCCACAGGATACAACGGAATTGCTGACTATATGTTTGGCAAGAATCCTAACGAATTTAAGCCTGCGAACTGAGAAACATCTTCGCGCTTTCGATCCCTCAATAAGAAATTATTGGGGGATCTTTTCCCGTTACCATTTATGGAGATTCTAGTATGGCTTACAGTAAAGTGAAGTATACTTATACTTCGGGTGGCAGTACCACCTTTAGTTATTCTAACGTAGATGTCCTTGGCGCAGGAGCCGATCCTGTGTCTGAGCAACTTGACGTGTATCTGAATGATGCCCTGTTGGTGCTGACCTTGGACTACACCGTCAACACCGGAGCAGAGACGATTACGCTTACGTCTCGTGTTACTTCGGGTATGGTTACAGGAGACGTGGTTGTCATTCAACGCGCTACAAAGCTGAATGATCGCTATGTTGACTGGACCAACAACGCAGGTATCGACGAGGCGGACCTCGATCTTGAGGGCGATCAGCACTTGTTCATCGAACAAGAATTGTCTGACGAACTCGACCTTGCGTTGAAGAAGAATGTGTCAGAAACCTATTGGGACGGTCAGTTCCTTCCCAGTGCCAACTGCTCTCCCGCTACTGACGGCAGTGGTTGGACCACATTGAATCAGGTTCAGAACTTGTTGGCAGGAGGAGAGACGGCCAGTCTTGGCACGATCAATGTGTGGTGTTTCGATGGAACAGGCTCACAGTCTTCGTTCTTGTTAAACGGTGCAGCATCTAACACAAACGTAAACAACTTGTTTGTTTCGCTTGATGGCATTACTCTTTGTCCGTGTGATGATGATGTTCCCTTCAGTTTGTTGTTGGAACGAGCGGCTACTGCTGCGGCTACTAGAGAAACAACCTTCAGTAGTTTAACTGGCGCAATTAATTCCGCTTGGGATTCCGCATTGACAGGTGAAATCGACGGAATCAACCAACTATTTGGTCGTCCGTACACAGGAAATCCTGCAAACAACGACAAGTTTCCTGGCATTGTAGTTTACTACGAAGTTAAGGTTACTAGCCGAGATGCTGGTTCAGGTCCAGTTCCTACCATTCCGACTACCTTTGTTGGAACCGCTAGCGAATGTCAAGCGTTTCTTGATTCTTGGACAGATCAAGGTGCAACCGACACTCACTCAGGAACGATTCGCTATCACCACCTAGAAGCACCTGAGTTTGGTTATACCTACGATGCTGCAACCAGAGCGTTGACCATTACACCTGCACCGCCGCAAGGCGTTGGCATCTGTGTTCGTCAGCTTACGGGAACCGTGGCTGTTGACTTGGGCAACCTGAGTCTTGACGGCAGTGAGCTGCAGGATGATGCAATCGGACTTCGCCATATTGATATGGCAGGAGAGACGTACTACACCGGAGACGAAAGCAGTGCCACAGCTAGTAGCTGGCCTGCAGGAACAGATAAGATTCTGTTGATCAATACCGATGGAAGTCCGTATCTCGGACTGATTAACAGTTCGTTTATTACGAACTTTACATCGGCTGTGACTGCTATTCGTTTGAATCAGTTGACTGTTCCTAATGCTTCTGTTAACATGAACACCAACAAGATTACCAATCTGTTGGCAGGAACGTCAGCATCAGACGCTGTTAACTGGACGCAGTTGAACACGGTTCAGACTTCCGCAAATACTACCGCAGCACGCACCGTTTATGGTGGCTCCACTGCAGGCAATATTGCTCCTGACTTGTACTACAACTCTGCGTCCAACATTCGATTGACATACAACGGAGATATCAACGACTATCTTCGATTGACGTTGAATCAGAACTGTCCTCCTGTTCGTATGGTGGAGACGGCTGCTGCAGGATTTACCGACAACAACTGTCTGTTGCGTGCCGCATTCCGTCCTCGATGGCTGAAGTTTATTGCCGCCGGAGAGTGGTTTGAAAAGAACACCTCAACCGGCAACTTACAAAACGGTGACGGTGGTACGACCTACACCTGGCTGTGGGATATCGACTTGTGGGAAGCGGAAAACGGATTTACCCCGTACTCTACAACCACCTTGAACGGTAACTCTGTTCGTGTGTATACGCTACCCAAACCCAAGAGAACTACGATTTCAGACGGCGATATTTCGGATTCGTATCCGATGTCATTGACCCGAGCCAATGCTAAGTTGTATGTTGAAGATCAGGCTGGATCTACATTCCGTGTGTGGTTGGAGTTCAAAAAGTCAACAGGAGAGTATTACGTTCTTCGTAATCCTGCAACGGTAAACGGAACTGATACCTTGAACTACGGTTCGATCCAGTTGATCGCATGTAAGGGATTCTAATTATGAATAAATTTGTGAATATTCTGTGTATTGTCCTTGCCGTTATTGCGGTTGGCTGTAAGTCATCTTCGGTCGGCAAGTATCAGAACTCGCTCTACAAGGAGTCCGATAACATTCAGCAGGCTATGGTGCAGGCCAAAGAGCAGGCTACCAATGTGTCTGTGAAGTTGGACAAGATCGAGGAATCGTCCCAGACAGCCTACAATGCCATTAGCAGCGTTCTGCTGGTGACCCCTGCCGTGGGTAGCCCCCAGGTCCAGGAATCGCTTAAAACGTCTCTAAAGGCAAATGCGGACATTCTGGTGGACGTGCAGGCGGCCAAGCAATCTACGGATGCCATCCTTGGTGTTACCAAGGAGGTTACGGTGTCCGCCAAGGAGGTTGGCAAGGCGGCTAACAATGTGCAAGATGTCGTCGGGTTCTGGGAATCCCTGGGTTCAGGTATCCGTAAGGTCGTTACCCTGTTGACGCTGGCTCTTGTGGTCATTGTCGGATGGCGGTTCGGTTTGGATACGTTGGTCAAGTCGGTCCTTGGATTTGTCTCCAAGGGCATCATGGTTGTCAGCAATTGGTTCTACGCCAAGTATGACGGTCCCGTGAAGTTGATCAAAGAAGGCAAGGTCAATGAAGGCATTGCCGCGCTCAGGTCCGCAGTACCCGGTCTGAATCGTTCGTTCAGCAAGACCGGAGGTAAAGATGGACCAGGGACCTGACAGTTGGGAATCACATCGTCGGTGGGTTGTTCATACTCTTGAGGAGTTGACGCGAGACGTGAAATGTCTCACCAATCAAATGGCTGTCAACAACACAAAGAACCATATCTTGTCCGTGGCTATTGGTATGTTTGCCAGCGGATGTATTGCACTTGGGGTGAAACTTGTTGCCGGAAGTTAATGAATTGATTGACATGTTGTCTGACGATCAGTGTGTTGCTATGTTGCCGTTGCTGCAGATGCGTCTGCGTAAGTTCGACGGCTCACAGAACGACACCCTCAGGCGTAAGTTGGTGGGTAACATCATTCGAGATCTTGATGATCCCGAGAAGTGTACCCCCGGCCTGTACCAAGCGGCACTGCGTCTGCTTGGCGAGGATACCGCCATGATTGATCAGCCCATGGTTCCGGGAGCTAGAGTGGCTGAAATCGCCTCTCAACTCCCATTCAAGTAAACACAGGAGCATTCGGTCGAAAGATCGGATGCCTCTTTATGATTATTCCTGAAATCGCTAATGACTTTAGAAACTTTCTGTATCTCTCTTGGCAGGCTATGGGTCTGCCTGAGCCTGATTACATTCAATACGACATCGCTGACTGGTTGGCCAATGGCCCCGCAAAGCGACAGGTACGAGGTATGCGTGGCGTAGGCAAGTCCTACATCACGGCGGCCTATGCCAACTGGAGGTTGTACAAAGATCCCGATATCTCAATCATCGTTGTGTCGGGTGTCGCTAATCTTGCTCAGGACTTTATCGGTCTGAGCCGCAAGATGCTGGACTCGATGGACATCTGCCAACACCTGAGACCGGGTGAGTGGGACAAGGACGGAGCCTTTCAGTTCGTGTCACGAGCAAGAAGCAGACCGCAGAAAGATCCCACGGTGTGGTCCTGCGGTATCGGCACAAGTAAGACAGGGCATCACGCCCCGTTGATTATCTGTGACGATATTGAGACACCTGAGAACTCAGATACCGTCGAGAAGCGAGAATGGCTGTTACGACAAATCTTTGAACTGGAAGATATCCTGAATCCCGGCGGAGAGTTGGTATTCCTGAATACACCACAGAGTACAGACTCTGTGTACATCAATCTCGAAAGGCGAGGGTATGAACCCAGGCGTTGGCCTAGTAGGTATGTGAATCACCTTGAGGAAGACGAGGCAAGGTGGGTGTCTCCTGTAATCTTGGAACCCGTAGCAAAGGGCGATAAGTTACCGGGTCAACCTACGTTGCCTCAGAGATTCTCCGAGGAATACCTGCTTGAGAAAGAAGCCAAGTACGGTCCAGCCAGGTTTGCAATGCAGATGCAGTGTGATCCTAGGTTGGCTGATAAGGACAAGTACCCACTGAAGTTGAGAGACTTCATGGTTATGGAGACACACAGAGATATTGCTCCTGCACGAGTAGTCTGGGGAACCAGTGAACCCGTGCAGGATATACCCTCTGTAGGCTTTGGTAACGATAGATTCTATCATCCTATCATGGTTGATAAAGACAGTTGGGACCAGTATGACACAGGTGTTATGTTTGTAGACCCTAGTGGTGGTGGCACAGTATCAGGAGATGAACTAGGATACTGCATCGCTAAAATTCGCGCTGGTACGATTTACGTTCTTGAGAGCGGCGGTCTTGTAGGTGGACACTCAACGAGGAACCTGCAGACGTTGGCGGAGCGTTGTGCTGAATATGAGATCTGCAGGGTGGTCGTTGAGGAGAACTACGGTAAGGGTATGTTCTCTAAATTGCTTGCTCCTGTTATGGGCGATATCAACGGACCTACTGAGATCACTGATACTCCTAGTGGTAATACACAAAAAGAAAAGAGAATCATTGATACCCTGCTACCTGTATTGGGATCTCACAGAATAGTCCTAGATCCCAGAGTCGCCAAGGACGAAGTACTTACTAAACAAATTACTCATATCACCTACAACCGTGGTTCTCTCAGGCATGATGACCGCATTGATGCCTTAGCGGGAGCCATTGCAGCTCTTGCGGTGGATCTGCCTGCAGTAAGTTGGGAATCCAAGGCTGAAGAGATGGCGATGGAACGTAAACGTAAAGCTTATGAAGAATGGATCTCAGGTTCTACCTTAGGTCTTACTAACTCTAGAGTTATGTTTGCTGATTCCAGTGACTTCAATGTAATAAAGAAATACAATACAAAACCTAAAGACAATAAATCTAAGGTTCTTGACAATTGGAAGACCATGCGGAAACGCATGAAGTGGTAAATGGGATACCCATTTAGATAACTCTAAATGGGTATTCTTTATCTATATTATATATACTATATAGTATATACTAATAGTATTAGATATTTAGGTGTTATAACAAGTAGTAACTAAATACCTTGTGTACTCATCAAGAGACACTTAGGGTTAACCATACCGAAACCCGAAATGCCCTACGATTCGTTTATAGGCGTTCTTAGCCCTGACCTAGGTCGATGTACCCCTAGACGCTAGAAGTCGCTCTAATAGGCTTTAAACCCATCTGTGGCCATTCCAAGAGTAAATCGACTAGGGGTCGCAAATTTAAACGGGGGTACTGAACTATAGCGCGATTCTGAAACCCCCCTGGCCCCCTACCCCGCGAGCAAATCGGATAACTCTCTCCAGTATCCCGTTCAAATCGGATATCGGGGTCCACTATCGCCAATCAAATCGGATAGATTTGTCCGCAATACCGCCTATTCTGGATAAAAAGATCCAAATATCGGGATACCTGTCGTTTTCGGATAAGATTGTCCGATTTGTCGCCCTTTTCGGATACACTTGTCCGATTTGATCCGAATATCGGATAGGCTTGTCCGATTTGGACTCGTCAAATCGGATACGCTTGTCCGATTTGCCGTGGTCGCGTCTGGATTCCCATAGGCGCGTTCGTTCGTGGGGGTGGCCGAGGGTATGGGTGAAGCCCTGAAACGCGCCACAACGAATCGTAGCCGTTAGGGTATTTGGTCAAATCCGTTCGGGTTTCGTTCACAAATCTGATCGAAAAAAGAAAAAAAGATGCGCAAACCGCTTGACACTGCCGATGAGAAGGGTATACTTGTGGTGTCGGGATTCGAGTTTGCGAACGGTTCGCCGACCGAATCCCGCGAAGGTTTGAAAGTCTGGAGCGTATCATGAATAAGTCTGAAGCATTGGCCGAAGCATTTGCCGAGTACCGTGCAATCCGGATGCCGAAGGGCTTGAATGCCCTCACCCTTGACAGGGTGGCGGTTGGGCATTTGGATGCCGAGAAGATTCTGGCCGAATACACTGCGCGTGTCCGTGAGTCTATCGACCGAAGAAACTCGGCACTGGCGAAGATTGCATCCTATCCCGCATCCGTCAATATTCGCATAATCACGCCCAATGGTCGGACGATCGACGCAAACGGCGCGCGCATCGTTTCGGCTATCATCCGTGAGGATGCCGACATTGTAAAGGGTGAAGTAGTCTAATACCATCCGCGCGGGTTGGAACATATCCGCGCGGGTATTGATCTTTGACAAGTAAAGAACGCGATACCCTACCGATACGGTCTAGGGAAGGGGTATCGTCCGCACTCAATATGCGCGCAGTGCGGCGCGTAGGGTATTCGGCGGATTTGCGCGGATACGGTGCAAGTGTACGGGATATCGGCCCGATAGGTTATATACCTTATCGGCGGACGATATCGGCGGACACGCTTCAGAGCGTACCATATTCGGCGCGGATTCAATACCGAACCCGATTCGATACCATCGGCATAGCACCCCGATACGGCATCGGATTATCGTAGAACACTGGAAAGAAACCCCAAACAACCATCCGCGCGGATATCCGTGCGGTTATATTGCACGTCCGTGCGGGACACCGTGCGGACGTGTATTTCCTACGGGTACTGTCGGCTGTCGCCGCCGCCGTGGGTATCGGGAGTGTGTGTCATGCGTGATTTGTTTGCGGCTATCGTTCGTGCGGTTTCGTCCAACCAATCGGGCGGAACATTTGATCGGGACGGCAAGCCCGCGCAATATCGTACGGGCTACCAGGTCGGGCTGTGGGGCCAGGAGTTACGGTTCAAGTGGCTGGACGCAAGCGAAGTGTTTGACGTAGTTTCGTGGCTGGGTCGCGTTCGCGGCGATCTGGACGGCGGGGCGTTCGTGGGTCTGTGGTTTGACACGGACACGGGCGAGTACTGTTTGGATGTTTCGGTGTACATCGCCGAGCGTGAGCGAGCCTTGCGGTTGGGCAAGTACAACACCCAGAAGGCTATCTGGGACTGGGCTAACAGCGAGTCTGTGGCTGTCGTGTGATTGTCCGTACCGTGCGTGTGGAATACCATGCACGGTGCTTTTCCTACGGGTACTGCCGACTGTCGTCGTCGCCGTGGGTATCGGAGTGTTTGGCTATGGACTATGTGACATTGTTGGGCTATGTTCGTTCGGGCATGGAAGTTGACGGTCACCTGTGGTACGCTCGTGCGGGGCGTACGATTCGTTCCTACGCACGCCGTCACAAGGTGGACTTCGGCACGGTGTGCGGGGTGTTGGCGGTCACCTCGCCTCGTGTCCCTGTCGCACGCAATGTGCGGCTGACTCGGGCGTGGCTGGAGCACTTCAGCACGGACGGGATGATGCGGGGTGTCCGCACGTCCCTGGTAAACTACCTGATCGACGGGCGCATCCGTGGCCTCAAGACAGGCCCGTTTGCGGCGGCCCTGAGTGGGGACGAGGAGGCCATCGTCCTCGACACTTGGATGGCCAAGTGTTTCGGCGTGGATCAGAAGGTGTTCGGCACGAAGAAGGGTATCGCCGAGTACTCGGCGCACATCCGTGAGTTGGCCCGCATGACGGGGCTGACACCCGCACAGACGCAGGCCGCCCTGTGGTGCGGGTACATTCGGTCGGTCGGACGTACTCCCGCCGACCTGTCGATGGATTGATTGACGCTCCGCTCGGGGTGCGGCGAAAGCCGTGCCTCGGGTTTTGACGGACACGCCGTGTGTCTGTCTGTCTGTTGGTTTGTGTACAGGAGTGTATGCTATGCGTTATTCTGAGGCTGAGGTAGGTTTGTATTGGGAAGATTGGGAGAGGGTGTTGGCTGACTGCGAGACACGGTACTCGGTCGATGCCGAGACCTTCACCGATGCGGGGATTGTGGATGTGTTGGACAACAGACAGGAGGTGTCGCGTGGATGACGGATTCGACAAGGTTGTGTTATATTTCGATCAGTTTTGGGGCGGATGTGAACACTATCCCAGTGCGGTGCGTGAGCAGACATACTTCGTAGATGTCTGCGGCCCGTTTCACCCCAGTGATTTTGACATCATCTCCGAGGAGTGCTATGCTCTTGGGTGGGAGGTGAAGTCGGTGGCCGCCGCCGACAAGTCTGGATACCTGGAGTTTATGTTGATTCCAAGGGAGGATTACGATGGCTGATTGGCATTTCCCTAGTGTCGGTGTGAAAGAGATTGACATGGATGTGTTCGATGTGTGGGCATCGGGCGACTACCACTGGGATTCTTCAATCGAGGTCGATAACATCGACCAACTGTGGCAAGCCTTTGTAGATGACTGCAAGGCCGGAGATCCTGACTATAAATCAGGAGATCCTACGGTGATCTTCGGCGACGATGCCGAGGTGATGACCAAGGCACAGTTTGCAGACGCTGTGTTGCGTGCTGTTGTTCGTAAGATCTATGACAAATAAGGAGATGTTAGAATGTACACGGTGAAAAACTATCGTACAAAGAAGGCGATCAAGGAAGACCTGGCGCAGGGTATCAAGGTCGAGGTGTTCCAACCCAACGCCGACCTGACGGGTGCGACTGTGCCTGACAACGGCACGGTGTACCTGGAGGGGCCGCATTACCCTGAGCCGCATCGGTGGTACGCCACGGGTAAGATGGTGAACGGCGTGCTTGTTTCGATAAAGTGATTTGACTGTGCCACACATGCGGAATACCATGTGTGGTGCTTTGTGCGGACGCATCGTGTGTCCGTAGGTTTGTGTCCTTGTAGCAGGAGTTTGTGTTATGACGTACGCAGATTTGGCTGATGCTCTTGTTCGTGCTGTCGATCAGGCCCGTGAAGTCTACACCGCCAGCAACTTTCGGCGACACTCGCACCTGGTTGACGGCGGCGGCAACCTGATTGCCTCTGGTTCTGGCCCGTTCGATACCTACATGTACAAACTTGGTGTGTGTGCCAACACCCTTGCGGTGTGTATTCCCGAGGGCAAGTCCGTGCCTGTCAACCTGATCAGTGCGTGGCTGTGTATGTTGCCCGAAGGCACGGTGTCTGCCGACACGATGTACAACCTGTCCGTGTCGTCGCAGTATGTCAGCATTCACACAACCAAGGCCAAGGCCGGAGGTGCTCAGTGAAACGATACTTTGTGTACTACCTTGCGATCCTGTGCTACGGTGAGCCACACGCTCAGGCACAGCCGTCTGACAAGTTGCTTGACGCGATCAAGCAGGTTGAATCGGGCGGACACACAGGTAAGATTGTGGGTGACAACGGTAAGGCCATCGGGCCTTATCAGATTCACAGAAGTTACTGGTTGGATGCGTGCGCTTATGATCCATCACTCGGATCACGCCCGTATTCCGCCTGCTTCGAGGAAGCGTATGCCCGTAAGGTTGTGGTGGCATACCTGACTCGATACGGCAAGGGCCGGAATGCTGAGCAACTCGCCCGCATTCACAACGGCGGGCCTCAGGGGTATAAGAAGTCAGCAACTAAACAGTACTGGGTCAAGGTACAGAAGGAGATGGACTAATGCTAGATGTTCGTGACTTACAGTATGTGGGATTCATGGATCTCGTGGACGGCTTGCCTATGGATGACATCGACGATATACTCCGGTCTCTCGATGGCGCACACACCTGGGGCGGTGCGGTACACACGCTGATTGATATCCGTGTGTTCTTAGATAATCATAAGGACAGCAAGTGGTACGGCTTTCTTACCAACAAACTCAAGCATTACGATTACCATGTTCTAGTTTGTCTTGAATCATAAGGAGATGAGCGATGAGCAACACACATGACTTCAATGACGGCAACGGCCCAGTCCCGGCACACCGCCATAGCAACGGCGGAGGCTGGGTAGCAGACACAGCGAAGGTAGACGCAAGCGCATACGTTGGGCCTCATGCGCAGGTCTTCGGCAATGCGCGTGTCTACGGCTATGCTCAGCTCTACGGCTATGCTCAGCTCTACGGCTATGCTCAGCTCTACGGCAATGCGAGGGTCTACGGCTATGCTCAGCTCTACGGCAATGCGAGGGTCTACGGCAGTGCGAGGGTCTACGGCAAAGCGGGGGTCTCCGGCGATGCGCAGGTCTTCGGCAATGCATGGGTCTTCGGCAATGCGCATGTCTACGGCGATGCGAAGGTCTCCGGCGATGCGTGTGTCTTCGGCGATGACAACGCCGCAAAGATCGCTGAACTGACTCGCAAACTCGATGCACTTCGTAACGAGGTTCGGGCATGGCGTGATTGGGATGCCAACTGTGGCGTTGAATTGCATCCAGATAATATCGAAGGATGTTCGTGCGAAGGCGTGAATCGTGTGGAAAATGTGCTGAATGCACGACAAGCCACCGATGCGGCAAAAGGATTGGAGTAACAAATGAATCACCGACACC